TAAAGTTGAAAGAGCAAAAAGCTAAAGATTTACTAAGTTTCAATGAAGCTGAGGGTAAAGTAAGTGCAGTATTTTCTGTATTTAATGAAATAGATTCAGATGGAGATGTAGTTCTCCCCAAGTCAATCAGAAGTGGATATGGCGATAAAGGTGTCGTTATGTGCTGGGGGCATGATTGGAAACACATAATAGGTAAAGGTGTTATTCGTAATGAAGAAAATCAAGCTGTATTTCATGGAGAGTTTAACATGAACACTACTGCTGGTAAAGAAGCATACGAAACTGTTAAAGCTATGGGCGACATTCAACAATGGTCATTTGGTTTTGAAGTTAATGATTCAGAACGTGGTATGTTTACAAAAGACGGGCAAGAAACTGAAGTACGTTTTCTTAAAGATGTTAAAGTCTGGGAAGTTAGTCCAGTTTTAGTGGGTGCAAATCAAAATACACACACACTTGCAGTCAAAGAAAAAGATTTAAAAGAAGAAGATATAGTTGATGACGTTGACACCGAATTTGAGGAAGTCGAAGAAGTCAAAGATGTCGGATTAAGATTTACCGATGAAGTAGATAACTTGCTTATCAAGATGACTGCTTTGTTGAAAAGGGCTAAGGAGCTTACTGCCTTACGCTTGGGTAAAGAGAAAACATTATCAGAAGATAGCACAGAAGCATTGACTTCTTTGAAAGATGCGTTAGAAGAAATGCATCAAGATATAGATACTTTGCTTACTGTTGGCTCTGCTGATGATGTTGAAGTAATACAAGATGAGATTGATGTTAACGATTTGTTTAGAACTACAACAGATTTGTTAGCTGATACTCTTGATTTATAGGAGATATTATGGCTGATAATACAGTTAAACTTCAAGAATTAAGAGAGAACTTAGCAAAGTTTGCTGGGGAAAAAGACTTTTCTGAATTTACACCTGAGGATAAAACCAAATGGGCGTCAATGAATGAAGAAGCTAAAACCTTAGCAGATGGTATTCGTGAGCAACAAATATTTGAAAAAGATATGAAAGCTAACGAAGAAGCAATTAGTGCAGGTAAGACTGTCGCTTCTCTCCCAATTCATGAAGAACAAAAAGAAATGCCTAAAGCATTAGGCGAACAGGTACGTGAATCAAGGGCTTATAAATCCTACATGGAAGATGGACAACTAAACATTTCATCAGAAGTAAAATACAATCCTTTATTGGAAAGTAAAACACTTTTGACTGAGACTGGTTATCCACCTGCAGTTACAAGGAGTGATTTACTCGTTCCTACTGCTTTAAGAAACCCTAATTCAGTTATAGATTTGTTTTCAGTAATTCCTACTGATTCATATCAATACAAGTATTTAGAAGAAACTACTTTCACAAACAACGCTTCAGAAAAAGCCGAGGGTACAGCCTTTGGAGAATCTGCGTTGGCATTTACAGAAAGAACTGAAAACATCAGAAAATTTGGTGTGTCAATTCCTGTAACAGAAGAATTATTATCTGATGTTGCATCTGTCAATGGATATTTAGACAGTAGATTAAAAACAATGCTCGAACTAAGATTATCCGATGTTCTCATCGGTGGCTCAGGTGTTGCTCCGATTATCACAGGTGTATTGAATAAATCTGGTATAAATACCTTTAACTATTCAAGCTACTCTGGTAATTTAGCAAGAATTGGTCAAATCTATCAAGCAATTACAGAAATTAGAAAAGACGCTTTTATGGAGCCTGATGCAATACTCATGCACCCAAGCGACTGGAACGACATAGTAACACAAGTTAACTCAACTGCTGGTACATCGGGTGCAGGATTTACAGAAGTATCTCCTACATTTGTTGGTGCAGGTATGTTTGGTAACTCTGTTACACCTCAAATTTGGGGTATAAGAGTTGTCCCTAATACTGCAATTTCAGCTGGTACAGTTCTAGTTGGTACTTTTGGTGGAGGCATGGCTTCACATATCATCACTCGTGAGGGTATGGAAGTTGCTATGTCAGATAGTCATGATGACTTTTTCACAAAAGACAAAGTAATGATGAAAGCAAGTATGAGGTTAGGTTTTGCAATCTATCGTCCAGAGGCTTTCTGTTCTATTACAAACTTCTAAGGAAGTTATTAATTGGTTTTGTTATCCCATTCGAGTTACGTAAGTAGTAAGAGTGGGATGCAAACTGGAAAGAAAGACAATATGATTTTAAAAAAAGATGTATGGATTGATGAAGATGGTAAAGTCGGCGAGGGTAAAGATGGTTTACCTAAGGGATGGGCTAAAGGCAAATTAGTTGCTAAAGCTGGTACAGAAATCTCTGACTTGCAAGCTAAAGAACTCGGTCTTAAAAAAGAAACTAAAGCAAAAAAAGCACAAGAAAATAAATCTAAGTAGGTAGTCAATGTCTAACCAGTATGTTGATAAAGCAGATTTAAAAACCTATATAGGATTAACAGGTACTGGTCAAGATACCAATATTGATAATGCTATTGATGGTGCTAGTCGTCTTATAGACAAGATGTGTGGTCGTCATTTTTGGCAAGACGCTACTGTTACAGACAAGTTCTACACACCTATTAACTCTTATTATTTAGAAATAGATGACTTATCTACAACTACTGGTCTGGTTGTGAAACTAGACACAAATGATGATGGTACTCATGATAAAACATTAACTATTGATACCGACTTCGTGTTGAAACCATACAACCCTCAGGTACATAAGATTTCTAGTACAACCTATTACTATCCTCATAGTGAAATAAATATACTTCCAACTCGTAGTGATGCACATTTCGATGCATTCGTAACTAAGAATGTTAAAGTGACTGGGAAGTTTGGCTGGAGTGCCGTTCCTGAAGCTATTAAACAAGCAACTCTCATACAGGCAACTAGGTTGTGGAAGCGTAAAGATACACCCTTTAATGTTTTTGGTAATGAACAAACAGGGCAAAAAGAATTATTTAATAAAATAGACCCTGACGCATTGCAACTTATAAAGGGTTATGTAAAGCACAAGCTATGAGTTTTTCTGTTAGTGGTGCTAACAATATAAATAAACGTTTACAACTAAGTGCTTTGGGTGGAGTTGCACTTCGTAACTTTTTCTCACAGTACGGGCAAGTTGTTGTTACTAATTCTAAAAAAGAAGCACCTAGATATAAAGGTAATCTTAGGGGTAGTCTTACGTTTAAAAGAATTGATGGTGTCGGTCGTCTACCTATTGGTATAGATGTCTATTCTCGTAGTCCTTATGCTTTGTACGTACATGGTTTTTACGACATGAAAGTTAAGATGAGTAAGCCATGGTCAAGAAGTAAGCCACATTATCCACCTATCTCTGCTATCAAAGGGTGGGCAGATGACAAGGGTATTAGTCCTTATGCAGTTCAACACGCCATTGGTCAACGTGGTACTCCTCTTATTCCATTCTTTAAGATTGGTATTAAGAAGTCTGAAGCAGAAAAAAAAGTTTTACTTAAAGGTACTGGATTAAAAATTACTGCAACGTGGAAAGCTGGTAGAATGGCACCGAAGAAATAATGGCAAGTTTAACAAGCATAAGAACAGAAATAGGTAATAACTTAGGTAACATAAGTTCTTTATCTGTATATGCCTATGTACCAGACTTTGTAGAGCCACCAACAGCAGTTGTTGGGGTAATGGATGCTATTGATTATGATGCGACTATCCAACGTGGTGCTGATAAGTATGAGATTCCAGTTTATCTTTATGTAAGTAGAGTTGATGCACAAGATTCACAAGATACCTTAGATGGTTACTTAGCTTCAAGTGGAGCTTCATCTGTAAAAGCACAAATAGAATCTGATACAACGTTGAATGGTCAGGCACAATCTGTTAGAGTTACATCAGCAAGTAATTATGGAGTTTATAATATAAACAACATTGATTATCTTGGAGTAGAATTTATCGTAGAGGTTATAGCGTAATGTATGAATTAAAACAAGATTTACATATTAAGGGTAAAGTTTTGAAAGCTGGAGATATTGTTGAAGCTAAAGCAATTCCTAAACAGTCTTTGAGCTGGTTGTTAGAACAAGAGATAATCGTTAAAGTTGATAGGCGTTACAAAGAAAATAAATTACAAGAATTAGCAAAGCAAGAGGAAGAATAATGAAAGGTTATGGAAGAAGTTCAGGTGGAAGCTCACGTAGAAGTAGAAGAAGTGGCTCATCCAACAGACGTAGACGTGGAGGTAAATAATGGCATTTAAACATGGTAAAGACAGTAAAGTTTATATAAATCAAACAGATTTCAGCACATATTTTAATTCAGTTGATGTCTCAAGAACAGCAGACGTTGCTGAATCTACAACTTTTGGCTTAGCTAGTAAGACTTACATAACTGGCGACAAAGATGGAACTTTTTCTGTTGGTGGGTTTTTTGATGCAACAGCTGATGCTGTTTTACAACCACTACTTGGTGGTAGCGATATGATTTTTGTATTAGGTGTTGATGGTGTAGATGCAACTGATGGTTGTTCTTTTGCTAAGGGAAACATAAATAATTATGGAGTATCTAGTGCAGTAGGCGATATTGTTGCAACGTCTTTAGATATACAAGCTGATAGTGGTGTGTACAACGGAACTGTATTAGAAAATGCAACTGTTACTGCTACTGGTAGTGGTACTGCTAGAGATAACGCAACTTCAACTGCTAATGGTGGTGGAGCGTTCCTTATAGTGCAAACTGCAAGTGGAAGCACCCCAACACTAACTGTTAAAATAACACATAGTGCCGACAACTCAACTTACGCAGACTTGGTAACTTTTACACAAGCTACTGGAACTACTGCTGAAGTAAAGACTGTCGATGCTAATACAACTGTCAACAGGTACTTGAAAGTACAATATACTGTTGGTGGTACTAATCCATCCTTTGCTGTTATAGTAGGGTTTGGAAGAAATAATTAGAGGAGATATATATGGCATTTGTACATGGTAAAAGTTCAGTATTTAAACTTGATAACGCTTCAGGTTCATTGACTGACATATCTACTTACGTTAACTCTGTCGACTTTCCAGAAACAGCAGATGTTGCTGAAACAACAACACTTGGAAGTTCTAGTAAGTCATACATCGTTGGATTGAAAGACGCAACGCTATCTGTTAGTGGTCTTTGGGATGCGACAATAGACGGAATACTTGGAGCCGTTGTAGGTCAAACTGCATCACTTAGCTTTGAATATTCTCCAGAGGGAACTTCAAGTGGAAAAGTTAAGTACACAGGCGAGTGCATTGTTACGTCTTATTCACAATCTAGCCCAGTCGGAGATGTCGTTGGCTTCTCAGCTGATATGCAAGTAAGTGGTAACGTAACTAGAGCTACTCACTAAATAATTAAATAAAGGACACGATGGAATTTTTAGATTTAAACAAAATTGATAAACTACCTAACGTTCCTATACAAGAAATTGTTATAGAGGAATGGAATGCAAAAGTTAAGATAAAAGGTTTAACGAAAAAAATGCAGGTTGAACTGGCTCGTATATCTACTGCTGATGATAAAGACGCATTTGATTACCAAAAAGCATTATTAAAAGCAAGTATTA